CTTCACTCACTAGTAGATTCCGTTTCCATAGAACGGATATGTTCCCGCATAGCTTGACGCTCCCGTTCTACCGCAATAGATAAACATATTTCCTACAAACAACGTCGGTTGCATGTTGTTGTGATTAATTACTGCCTATAGTATAGTATGTCTTCGGGAGCTCGAAATAATAATTCTGTAACATTTCTTACGTCAATACCTGCAGGCTCTGTATTAAGGGCCCTAAAGGTAAAGTCGTTGACTGATTTTAAGAAGCTTGTTCAATCGAAGCCCGGTGCCGGTACAGATAAAGCAGGTGCATTAATCCTTCAAGGGCTTATCATAAAGAAGTTCAAAACACAAATACCAAAAGGAAGTCCCGACTTAGCGAAGAGACTCTCTTATTTCAGAAGTGCCAACTTCTTGAAAAACTTTCTTACAGATATTCCTGCACGTGATCAATGGGATGAGAATAAGTCAGAGACCAGCTATACTGCATGGTTTAATACTCTCTTCAGCGTCTGCTTCTCTGACTGGAGAGAGTCGAAGTTAATTGTTACGGGCAATCCCGAACAGTGCAAGCGTGCACTCTATGGAAATACTAAGCCAAATACAAATCCCCGTTGCTATCTATGCGGCGACCTATTTCTAAAGAAACATGACACGAAAGAGTGCGAACATGTGCTACCCGTTGTTTCAGCGCTATCGCACCTGTGGCTAACACAAGAAAGAATCGACAGATATACACAAGGAGAAAAGAATGCACTGCGTCTCGAGTATGATTGGGCGCATCGCTGCTGCAACCAGATCAAATCAAATTATGAATTCATAATCCTTAATTATAAGAGTCAGAGATATAACCTGAATACCCCCCTTATACAAACATATTATAATCACTTGCGTGATTCTGCCAAATACGATTGCTCATTAATTAAACTAAAGAATATTCCTCCAAGCATCAGGGAGGGTTTGAATGCCCGTTTAGCAGCTATTACCAGAATCATTAATGATAATATACAGTCACTTGGCAGTCTCGATATGTATCACCTACTCATAAAGTTTAAGGTACTTTCTGCCTTTACAGATGAGATCTTCTTAGAAGCACTCACGGGAGATGGCCAGACTCTTGTACGCAGATCGACAGACCCCGAGGTTCTACGAGCATCCAGAGAAGCAAATGCACTCCGTGAGAAAGAGATACAAGCCGCCGAGGATGCATTTTACTCGTATAAGAAACAGGCAGCTGAAAGAAGAAGAAAGAAGTATGAGTCTGCTGAAAATCCTGGCCCCCCTGCAAATAATGCTTCTACCGTGGCGAATGAAATGACAAACCTTGTTGGTGGTAATGTACAACTAAACAACTCTGAAATGAATCAACAAACAAACGCAGATGTCATTGTTACTCAATTTGCACCGTTCGATGAAGAGCTCGCCTTTCCTGCAAGCTTCCTGCAACTCATTGGCATGCCAGAAGATGCTCCCTTAGATATGATTGGCGATTACGCAGTGAACTACATATTAACCTCACCAAGATATGAGCCAACGGAGCAACAAGTTGATGCATTCTTAATCGAGCAAGGTGTACTTTCTCCAACAGTTCCCTTCACCATACCACAATCCAATAAGATACCCAACTTCAAGTTCTCGCTCAGTAAGGTTCCAAATAGCAGGATGACAAACAGCAGGGTCTATAATGTTCCATCAACGCCCAGACCAAATCTAAAGGCTAAACGTCGTCTACCCCTCTCTCCTATCAATGAAGGAGAAGAGAACAATAATGCAGGAACTCCTGATAAACGATTCCGCTTCGCCCCCTCAGAAGTTCTAACTGTCGAAGGGGGGAAGAGAACTACAAGGAAGAGAAATGTCAAAGCGAAGGGCAAGGCGAAGAAGCGGTCCACTCGCACATAGTGTATCTACTACAAAAGAATATATGAGCATGCGAAATGCGTACATATTCTTTCTTAATTAACGATCGACCGTAGGAGAATGCCGACAATCTGTCTAACGATGATCGTCAAGGATGAGGGGCATCTCATCCGAGATACTCTTAAACATCTCTTAACCTACATTCGATTCGACTCGTGGTGTATTTGCGATACAGGATCCACCGACAACACCATCTTCGAAATAGAAGACTTCTTTGCCAAGGAGGGCATTCCGGGCTCGATCCACCGTCATGCATGGAAGGATTTTGGTCACAATCGCACTCTCGCATTTGAAGCAGCCTACAATACCTCTGACTATGCCTTCGTATGGGACGCTGACGATGAGATTGTCGGCGACTTCAAGCTGCCCGATAACATGACAGCAGATTGGTACAAGTTCACATTCGGTGCAAGAGGGTGCACCCAGTATCGCAGGTGCCAGCTCTTTAACAATAGAAAGAAGTGGAAGTACGTAGGTGTTCTCCATGAGTGTCCTGCCTGTGTCGAGACATGTGGCCCATCCGCTGACGTCTTCGGCGACTATCACTTTGTCTCTGGGAGGAGAGGTGCCCGTAGTAAGGATCCTCAGAAGTATTTGAAGGATGCCCTCATTCTCGATAAGGCCTTCGAAGAAGCCTTCGCCGCCAACGACGGCCTCTATAAGAGATACGCCTTCTACTGTGGCAACAGCTACGTCTCTGCCGGCCTGAGAGAAAAGTCCATCCCCTTTTATAAGAAAGTTCTCTCGTTCGATACTTGGTCCCAGGAACAGTACATTGCCTGCATTGAACTCTTTGATGCCTACGAACAGCTAGGGAAACCAGAAGAAGGTCTATTCTACCTAGTCGAGTCCTTCCGCTACGACTCGCAAAGAGCCGAATGTTTACTACGCCTTGTTAAGTATTATATAAATCGTGGTATGTCTCAGGTTGCCCTCATGTACTATAGGGGAATCCAGGAGTACTATGAGAACAAATACGAACACGACCCTATTGAAGATAAACTGTTCGTCAGACGTTGCGACGCTGACTTCTACCTTCCGTATTACATGATTATTGCAGCAGAGAGATGCAAAAGGCTTGATATCTGTGCAAATATGTTCACTGCAATTCTCAAGTATAAGTACCTGGGCCTAACTGACTGGTGGCTACAGAATCTCTTCCACAACCTACAGTTTTTCATAACCCATATTCCTACGACCGTTGCGTATGCCACAGGCCTCTGCTCCTATATCGACCTAATTCATTCCAAAGGCTTTCGTCTACAGGATTCCCAGTATGCCACTCTCTACTCTTATCTTACTTCCTGCACTCCCGCTTTCGCTGCCCCCTCCACCTTTCTCACAACCCCTAGACCTCTACGTATTCTTCTTACAATGACCACCTGCAAACGTATCGATCTCTTTCGAAAGACTGTAAATTCCATGCTAGCCACTTGGACCGATCTGTCCACGGTAGATTCTTTCTTTTGCGTAGATGACTGCTCTTCCCGAGATGACAGAATTGCTATGCAGGAGGAGTTCCCCTTCTTTGAATACTATATGAAGACACCCGCAGAAAGGGGGCACCGTAGCAGTATGAATATTATCTGGCAAAAACTCAAGGAAGAACGCCCAGAATTCTGGATCCACCTCGAGGACGACTGGCTGTTCGTACGCAAAGATTCTTACGTGGCAAACTCGGTAAACTTTCTTACAAAATACAAGGATGCCAATATACACCAAGTACTCTTTAACAGGAACTATGCAGAAACATATACTGACTGGAATATCATGGGTGGAATACCCCTTGAGACTGGCTTCTTTCTCCATGATACAAATAGGGTATCTGGAAGAAGCTGTGCATATTGGAAGCACTATAGCTTCCGCCCTTCTATGACACGGGTGGAGACAATTCTATCTCTGGGCGACTATACTACACCCAATACCTTCTTCGAAGGTGACTATGCAAAACGCTATGCCGATAAGGGGTTCAAAAGTGCCTTTTTTGATACCATATCCTGTCTCCACATTGGAAAGCTTACTAGCGACAAGAAGGGGGTCAATGCCTACACCCTCAATAATACAGCACAGTTCAAGCAGTCTCAGAATACCTACGTCGTAAACTTGGAGAGAAGACCGGATCGCAAACATGCTATAGGAGAACTCTTTAAGAAGGCTGGTATTGATTCCTATTCCGTCTTTCCAGCCGTTGATGGAAACTCTCTGGTAGTAACCGAAGAGATTGTAAACCTGTTTACAGGCAATGATTTTAGAAATCGCAGAGGCTTTATTGGCTGTGCCTTAAGTCATTATACCCTCTGGAAACAGCTGCTCGCTGATACTGCGAACGAATATTATATAATATACGAGGATGATATCACACTTGCAGATGACTACTGCAACAAGCTCGCAAAGCTAGTTGCAGACATTGAAGGAAAGGATGTTATCTATCTAGGATATACAATGATAGGTTCTCGCAACGAAACAGCCGTTGATACTAGGATCGTAAGGTGCAACCTTCATACATATATTGGAGGTACCTTTGGATACATTCTTACAAAATCTGGCTGTAAGAAACTTCTTGACTATATTGAAAGTCACGGAATCAAACATGGAATTGATTATCTCATGAAAATATGCACTGGACTTGATATATACAATGCTCAACCTCATATCGTTTTTTCGGAATGGGTAGAGGGTAGCAACTCGAAAGGTGATTCTGATATACAAAAGGACTATACGTCTATTGAATTAGTAGTATCTGACTGGAAAAAGGATTGGATCTATCATGATGCAGTTGATTCTTCCGATTATGATATAATGCATCTTCCTGGAGTATCGTTGCACGCCTTAGCAATTAAGGCGGCATCCACCCAGGGCTGTGTAGCCTTCAATACGCTAGGGTTTCTCAAGTCGAAGGTAGGGGGGTTTGCGAAAACCCCCTATATCAATTCTCCAGGAAGGGGGATCTATGTGAAACGGCAACCAACCGACTCTATAATACGTGTCAAAATGCTATGTAACTGGTGCTCGTCTGAAGACCTTTGCAAGGAATGGAAGAATATGTCACAGGGTGAGAATCGGTGGAATTCGATCCAACTTACGAGCGAGGATGACTGCGACTACTATGTTATCATTAACAAGCCGAGGCAGGGTGCTTTCTTTATTCCTGAGAAAACGGTTATCTTCCACATGGAGCCTTGGTGCGGCAACGAGGCACAGAAGTGGGGCGTGAAAACGTGGGGAGAATGGGCAAGACCTGATCCTGCCAAATTCTTACAGGTGCGTTCCCACGATAGATTTGTGAATACTGGCTTCTGGCAAATAAATAAGACATATACGGAGTTAAAGGGGTGTGTGGACAAGGATGCGGCGTTCGGGTCTATCATATCCTCCGTATGTAGCTCGAAATACTTTGACCCTGGGCATATCAAACGGATCGACTTTATGAAGTTCATTGAGGCAAAGTGGGATTCGGATGTGCAGCTGCATATCTATAATGAAGACAACAAGCACGGATTTGCCTCGTATCAGGGAAAGGCTAGAGCCTTTGTCGATAAGGAGCGAGGTATTCTCCCCTATAAATACTATTTCATGTGCGAGAATAATGTAGAGAAGAACTTCATTACGGAGAAACTGTGGGAGCCCATTCTTTGCGAGAGTCTGTGTTTCTATTGGGGATGTCCGAATGTGAGTGATTACATAAACCCTCTAGCCTACGTGCAGCTCGATATGAATGACTTTGAGGCCTCGTTCCAGATCGTGAAGGCGGCCATTCAAGAGAATCTCTGGGAGAAGCGGCTCGACATCCTGCGCGAAGAAAAGAAGAAGATTCTCGATACCTACAATTTCTTTCCTACGCTCGAACGGGTGCTGAAGGATGCAAGAGAAGTATTTTCTACAGAGAAGAGAGATGAGTGATTCTGATAATGCTGGCAATATGAGTCCTGGACTATCAGAACTCGGCGAGCTGAGTCCCGTATCAGCTATCCGATCGTCGCCATCACCGGTCGAAGATTTGAAAAGCATCGATGATATTATCGATGAGCTGGTTGAGGAAGGGGTTATTGAAGACAGGGATCTCAAGTATTTTCCTGAGAATGATATCATAACCTACAAGGATTCAGCAGATACACAATACTTTGTAAAAGTGGGGAAGACGAGTGTAAAACAGTTGCTGGTTTCACACGAGAACGATATATACGATATCATTGATACCTTTCCAGAGGAAGAGAAGGAGTATTTTATTCATAGAACGGGGAGCGGGCTCGAGGACGACTACTCCTATTGCATCCTCGAGTACATTGAGGGCAAGACCTTATATGAATATATCGCTGATATCCAGGCAGGGAGAACTACGCCGTCTGCCCGTGAAATGCACACCCTCCTCTATCACATAACAAAGGCTCTTGATATACTCCTTCGCCATGGTATCATCCATGGCGACTTGAAGTCACAGAATATCATACTAACTAAAAATATGTCAGTAAAATTATTCGATTTTGAATTATCCGCGGAAGTTGAATCCTATGAGAATATGCAGAAGAATATTTCATCTACATGCGACAACCCGAGCCATGGCTACATGTACATATGCAGAATTTTAGCTAAGGATATCGCGGATAGTATTCGCTATATATGTGATACCCCATCAGAAGACATATACGGAAGAATACTAAGAGTCCTTGAGCAGGGTATGCAGAGTGCGGGCAAAAGGAAACGAACTGTGAAACGTAAGAGAGGAAAGAAGGTACGGTGGAGCAGAAGGGTCGCACGTTGAGTGGATTATCTTGCCATAGAGCAGATGAGAACGACTCGTAAAATTAAGAAATGTTGGGGATATCATTTGATTGTCAATGCGGCTGGCTGCGATGCTGATGCCATTAGATCAAAGGAGACGATCCGTGAGTTCTCGGCAGCTCTTGTAAAAGGAATTGATATGATTGCCTACGGGAAGCCGCAGATTGTTCGCTTTGGTACGTCTGTGCAGAAGGGGTATACTCTCGTACAATTGATCGAGACATCCAATATTACTGCTCACTTTAGCGAGGAGTCCGACGAGGTATATTTGGATGTCTTTTCCTGCAAGGCATTCAATCCCAAGGATGCACTCGCTATCTTTAAGAAGTACTTCAAGCCTGTGAAAATGGGCACGGAGTTTCTGGTTCGCCAGGCTCCCCGTATTTAGAGGAGCGGTGAGAGTAAAGAGAGTAAAATATGTAATGGTAATTATGTATTTTTATGTTTCCTTTTCTTCAGTAAAAGTAGATGATACGCGTATGTATCGCACCAACGACCTTTGAAATTATGGCGATGCAAGAGAAGCAGAATACATATGTGGATATCGACTATGTTCCAGACAGGGATAAGGTCGTGAAGGAGCATGAGACGATGACAAAGGATTTTGTCTACACGCCGGTTCACGTGTATACTGTCATGCCTCGTCCTAAGGTGCATCTTCCTGATATTGTATTTATCGCGAATGGAGGTCTGTCTCTACCCAGGCTCCCCGAGGCATGCGTCCTTCTCCCTTCCATGAAATACGTGCAGAGAAAGCGGGAACTTCCCTATCTGAAGGGTATCTACAATGATCTCGGCATCAAGACAATCCCTTTTCCTACGTCGGCAACCTTCGAGGGGCAGGCGGAGTTAAAGTGGTTTCATGGTGGGACTCTTGCTGTGGGTGGCTACGGGTTTCGGTCGACGAAGAAGAGTTTCGACGTTCTGGCTCGAGTTCTAGAGGAAGTCTATCGGAAACATGGGGTTACACCCCCGAAGATCCTTGCTATACCCTTAGAATCTGCTGACTACTACCACTTGGATGTTGCAATGTTAGAGTATGGGGAAAAGTGTATCGTACACAAGAGGGCGTTTTCTACTGCAAGTATCGCTGCACTAGAAAAGTTTCTTGGGAAGGCATCGGTATATGTCATTGATACCAAGGATTCGTTTTGTTTGAATGCCGTGGTGGATGGAAAGAACCTTATCACACATAGATTAACAGATCCAAAGCTAAAGGGAATACTGGAGAAGCGTACAGGCCTTCATGTAACCCAGATCGATACACGGGAGTTTGAGAAATCAGGGGGGTCAGTCAGGTGTATGACGCTCGATATTTATGCACCCCTATAAGCTCTGCCATGTGCCGTTGAACGATTTGAGATACTTTCCCCATACTAAGCCAATTCCATGTCTATCTGCGATACGTCCTAGCTCATGTATTTCGCCGGCAACCTTTCCTTCCATCCAGGCACGTGTAGGAGCTAGTGTCCAACTCGCATCCCATCCAGGCACATATATAATATCATCCACTACGACAATAGTATCTTTATGAGCTAATGCGGAAGAATGTACAATATCTAATTTGGCAACATCATATGTATGACCGCCGTCAATAAATATAAGATCAAACTTTTTATCAGGATTTTCTTTATTATAAGAAACAACCGTCTTTCGGCTGTCTCCTAGAATCAAGGTATGTCTTCCTGGAAATGTAGAATCTACATAGGATTTTGCCACTGGTACTGCAGCCACTTCACCCAAGTCAAAGGATGTAAGATGGGCGGTGGGGTTTGCTGATAGCATTGTACAGGCACTGTGTCCAGCATTAAATCCAATTTCCATTATCTCTTTTACATTGTGAGAGCGGGCAAAATGGGATAGAAGTATGGGCTCGGCTGGAAATTGACTCGAATTTCCCTGGAAATCGCTGTCAAAATGTATACCGTTTGCATATAAATATGATTCTAACATAGTATAACTATACCAGTTAGAAGGTTATTAACCTGTAAGATAAACGCAGATTATGATGCAAACTGAACCTTTGGCTTGCGACCGGGACGCTTTCTTTGCTTAGGTTGAGGCACGGGCTCAGGTTCAGGTGTAGACTGGGCTTCGCTCTGAGGTTGCATGATACTCTTCAAGTGATCAAGTTCAGCCATGACCTCGTGGAGCTGGATCTGCATTTCCTCTCGCACAGCATCAATATATTTCTGCGAGGGATCCGCCTGACGAGTCTCAATCAAATATGACTGAAACTGGTAGAGAAGATTCTCATATTTCTCCTTATATACAAAGTCCTCCTCCTTTGCCTCGAGGAGTTGCATACGAGAATAGTCGAGCGACTCCTCAGACTGACGCAGGGTACCACGTGCATCGCGTACACATTTTGCCGCAAGCTGGGCGGCCAGATGAAACTCTGGCACAGTAAGACGACGTATGTCAGAAGGTACCTCCTTTCCAACTGGCCATCTAAATTCTACGATAGGATTTGGATGGGAAGACCTGATCGATTGAAAGGCAATCGTGTTCATCTGGATGCTTGTATCGTGATTCCTTTAGTCCTCACCCATGTACTTGGTGTACTCTTCTGTTGCAATGAGAGACCCTATGAAATAGCAAGACGGATTTGCAAGCTGAAACTGGATAAAGGTATAGATTGCCTGGAGCTCCATCTCGCCCCGTTTGTTCATATACTCGGGCCCACACAACTTTGCAAAGTCACTCGTAGGCTTCACACGTGTATATTTGTCGAGTCCGTACTTCCTGTAAAAGCGATCCTCGTGCGTCTCGACCGAGCCGCCCTTGAGGGTGTAAGAATATCGCTTCTCCTTCAAAAAAGATATAATCTCGCTCATATCCTCGACAGAGTCAATATTTATTTCTAGAGTTGCCATTATATATAAGTCGCGTCTTCCATTTAGGTCTGGTGCTCCTTGGCACGGCGAATCTGATTCCACAGGACCTTCTCCCACATGACCTTCTCCTCAGGATACATACCGTTAGGGGAATGGACGAAGGGCTTCCACTTGTGCACGGCAGAAAGCATCCCGTACATATCCTCCACCGTTGCATCGGCGAGCTTCGCTTGCATTGACCGCTCCTTATCGAGGCTGGCCATCTTCTCGGAAGAAGTGATCAGGTGGACATATGCGGCGTGGGCCTGATTCAGCTGCACCTGAGCGTCAGAGAAGTTCTTCTTGGCCTCCATGTAATCACGCTCTACATCCTCATACATACTGTCGACGTATGCCTTGCGGTGATAGATGGCCTCATCCGTGAAGGACTCGTAGTATGCATCCATCGTCTGGTTCAGAGGGCAGCAACCGAAGCGACACATACGCGTGAGGGGAGTGGGCTTCTCCTCTTGCTCTTGCTCCTGCTCCTGCTCCTGCTCCTCCTCCTCCTCCTGCTCCTCCTCGGGATCCTGCTCCTCGATCTCCTTGGTTGCATTCGGCTTGAAGACATACTCACGTCCACTCAGCACATGGATACTTGCAAGGAACATCACACAGATAAGGAAGGTGAGCACATTCGCAAAGGTCTTCTCAACATCCATGGCGGTAATCATTGCAGGACTTGGTTTAGGTGGGGCGAGGGCTTCAACTTTTTTTCCAAGCACCGCAGGTGCGAGTGCAGGTGCGAGTGCAGGTGCGAGTGTAGGTGCGAGTGCAGGTGCGAGTGCAGGTGCGAGTGCAGCGAAGCACCTCACAACCACTCTTTCACCACAACCGATTCAATCCACCCGTCAATCTCTCCTGTCACAGGGTGGCGAACTACCTTCACGTTTTGAAAGACCGGCATCCCCTCTTCCCAGCCTGGCTGCTTCTTCAGATCCTTGATTACTCTCTGGGTGCCAAAGTAGGGGTCGCGTAAATCAAACCCATGGGCCAAGGTAGCAAATTCCGTCCCTCCAACATCAATAATGTGACCCGATTCAAGAAGTAGATTATATACCTTCGGCATGTAAGATTCTTTCTCTTCCACAAGGTGAGCAGGCTTCCCCCACTGACCAATTCGACAGGGATGATGAGGAGTCACTGCAAAGCCATTAATCCAACACATACTCTGTGCCACCTGATGGGATTCGCAGACAATTACTGCCTTGATTGCAACTGGACCCGTTGGTGTAAAGACCATATCGCCACGTCGAAGAGAGGAAATGGCCTTCCTCGTTCCATCTGCAAGAAGGACTGGTGAAGTAGGACCAAATCCTCTGCCAAATTGATTGTTAAAGGGGTGTGTCATAGAGGTTTGTGGGCGAGAAGGTTTAGACCCTTTTGGTCTACATGCTTTAGACCTTTGGTCTACATACTTAGACCCTTGGCTTCGTTTTCCCCTTTGGTTTTCATTCACACCACACGATAGCATGGAGTCGGTGGTATTCGGATCCGATATAACCACCCTCTTAGACACAACACCTAGAGACTTCCAGGACAATAGCTTCTTCCCCCTTGATGCGGAAACAACATGGTGGTTACCGACCCCCGACAGAAAGACACATCCCTTCACCCTCTCCCTCCAACAGTTTCCCTTTCGAGGCCCGACCTCCTTTGGTCAACGCTTTACCTTCGACGTTCCTTCCGTAGGTTGCGGAGACATTCTCTTAGCTACCTGCCTGCAAATTGAACTTGGTCATTGGCTCGATGATACTACAATCTGTCGTCTTCAGTCAGGCCAGTACACTTATGCACCAGGGCAAACTGTTTGGAACTACGCCAACAGCCTCGGAACCGTGATCGTAGAGAAAGCTGAACTCGAAGTAAACGGCGTGACGGTCGAAAGCATCGATGGCGATTTTATCAATGTGCATGGCTTATTGGGCAGAGATATCCAGACCCAATACGGTATCTCTGTCGATGGCCTCGGTCGCTACGCCTTCCCCTATACTCCTCGGTCGGCAAGCCCCTTCCCCACAGAATCAGGATCTCTTTGCATTCCGCTCTCTTTCTTCTTTCAACGTATCATGTTAAAGGAGGGATTTCCTCTTCTTGCTGTGAAACAGGGTGGTGTGAAGATCCATATTACTCTTCGCCCCTTTGAATCCTGTGTAGTTTCGAGTGGTGCTGAAGCGAACCCCTTGGGGAAGAGGCTACAGATGCTGTCAGAGGGGGTTCCAGTGTTCGTGAATACTTTAGGGGCCATACCCCAGTTCAAGAAGATTCAGCTCATTACCTACGCTGCTCACACCCAGGGAAGCGTGCACGAGTCCCTTTTACGAACCCCCTTCGAGATCCTCACACGCAACGTCGAGACCTTTACTTTCTTGGAACCGTTAAAGTACAGCGTTACCACTTCAACGGATGATATAATCAACGTGCAGCTCCCCCTGGAAATAAATCACCCCATGGAAGAAATCGTGTGGTTTATACGGAGAAAGGCCTCCACCGATAAGAATAACTACGTCAACTACTCGGCCGTCACGGAAGAAGAGTTTCATCCCATATTCAACAAGAGACGACCCCTGTTACAAAAGGCCGCGATCTATTTGAATGGAACGGAGGTTGTGCAAAAGGATGAGTCTTGGTTTCGTCAGCACATTGCGTCTCAGCATGCAGGGGGGATTGCCGCCTATTCTCAGTATATCTACGGCTATTCCTTTTCGAGACACCCTGGTAAGCATCAGCCTTCTGGGACGGCGAATGCATCGAAGCTGCAGTCAGTAAAGCTGTCGCTCAGCGTGCAGCATCCTGGAGGGACGTTTAATCAAGAGTGGGAGGTGGTGGTGTATGTCATACGCCTCGATTGGCTCCGCTTTCAGAATGGGATTGCCAGTCGCATTTATATGGATTAGTGGATTGGTTCGATTGGTGGATTGGTTCGATTGGTGGATTGGTTGGATTGGTTAGATTGGTGGGGGTTGATTTTATAAGGGAAGAATAGATGAGCTCGCGGGATCTGTGCACGGGGCGTGATCCGAGAGGTGACTTTGATAGAATACAAAAGAAGGTTCTTCCTCAGAGAAGACAGTCGGGACGCAAATTAGCTCTCTTTCTTCTGGGTAGCCCCGCAAGTGGCAAGACAAGTGTAAAAAGAGAATGGCTCGACTTGCTGGGGCTGGGGGTCGACTTTGTCGATATCTCGCCCGATGATATTATGGCCGAGCTGCCTCAGTACAGGGCCTTTGTGGCTGCAGGGGATGCGGGGGCTGCTGCGAAGTGCCACGGGAGAGCATATAAGATAACATCTGATCTCATCAAGGCTGCTACGGCGAGGGGAGAGGATATTCTTTTGGAGCGGACGGGGCAGGATGCCTATTGGACCACGAAGGACATGGAGAAACTCGTGGCCCAGGGGTACTCGATCCATATCTGCATCGTCGTGGCGGACCTTGCTAAGACGCTGGAGAGAGAGCCGGTGCGGGCGGCGGCCACGGGGCGTCATATTAACGCTGGGACCATGGCGGATATTCACAAGAAGTTACAGGATAGCATTCGTGTGTACATGGGACTGCCGTTTCTCAAGTCATTTACGGTGTACGACAACAATGGCGACAGGCCGACCGTGGTTGAGCATGTTATGCGAGGAGGCCGTTCAAGGAAAACACGTAGACGCAAAATTTGAATTGGATCCTTTGGGTCTACGTAGGTCCACATGAGTATCGCCGATATTCGCATCATCAAAGGCAAACGAGCGGATCTTCTTCAACGAGAGAAGCTTCTGCATGACACGCTTCGTATACTCGCACAGCACGAGTATCAGAAATATAAAATAGGAGCCATATGGAATCGCTTGTCCTTCGAGGAATGGGTGCATTCGGACAAGCACGGAGTTGACAGCGGTCTAAGAAGATAACACCAACGCCTGCCTTTCGCAAGAAGCTGCAAAGGATACAAGATGCTGGTGTTATACTTCCCGAGGAGGACGAACTATCCATCGAGACAAAGATACTAACGATGATGAAGGATGGGTGGGTCATGAAGGGTGATCCTTTCTCAGCAGAAAATGCATGGGTACAGATTATGATGAAGTACAAAGAGACCACTTAGAACTTTCACTACCCCTTTACAGAGATGGCTTCCGCGAGTCTACTAAACCTCGTGTACTCAGGCCTCCAAGAAGATCGCCTTCTTCCACCGAAGGGAATCGCCAAAATAGACAGCTTCCAAAAGGTTTTTCGTAAGACAGGACGCTTTACCACCGAATGGTTTCGCTTGAATTTCGACGGTAGAGCATCCTTCGGCACAACTGCACGAGCCACCCTTCCACGCCGAGGACATCTCATTACGAAAGCATTCCTTGTTACTGTCATGCCTGATATCAGCACTGTACAAGCGACAGCAGCAGCACAAGCGACAGCAGCACAAGCAGGCTCTACGGTGAGCCCGACCTTTGGATGGACGAATTCTATTGGACACGCCCTTATTCAAGAGACACAGGTCACCATCGCTGGTGAACCCATCGATAGATTGGATGGTCGTCTTATGGAGGTATTGGATGAGTTTCACACACCGCTGGAAAAGGTGACAACCGTGAATCGTATGCTGGGTCGTCATGACTCGGGGTTTACTCCAAAGTCAAATGGCTACACGGCCCCGAACCAGGAGGTCATTACACCCCTTCCTTTTTGGTTCATGCGAGGTGATCCCGCTGCAGCACTTCCGATTGATGCGATCAGTCTCGATTCCGTGCAAATCAACGTAACCTATTCACCTCTCGCGTCACTGTATGTATCTGATACTCTTGCTACTGCTCCTGCTCCTGCAGGCTACGTTCCATTGACAGGGACCACCTTTACATATATGAATGGGACATCTGTGGTGCCGACTACAGTGACTACGGCCAGCTCCTATGATATAGTTGACTCATATATATTGCTGGAATATGTATATCTTGATAAACCGGAAGCGAATCGGATTCGGCTGGCGAATATCGAGTATCCCATCGTACAGCATTATGCGGTGACACCATTTGAGACGCGAGGTTCAACTGCAAAGATTCCTATGCGAATCCCTAATCTTACACGGGAACTATATTTCATGGTACATCGCCCTGAAGCGGATGCGTATAATGCCCCTTTCTTAGCAACACGGGATTTGTCTTCAGGTGGCCCAGGTGTTTGGTGGCCCGATGCCCAGGGTCTCAGCACAAAGTCGTATGCCCGCCTCATTCCTGCCTATAGCACCCTCGATTCCGAACCGATTAGTAGCGTTAGCCTGGTATACGAGGGATTCCTTGTAAGATATGCTACAGATATGCCTGCTCTCTTTCGAAGTATCTTACCAGGGATGGAGCAGAGAAAGACCCCATGGCACAACAAATACTATTATCATATACCCTTTGGTACACAGCATGAACAATTCGGCATTACAAATGCCATGGGTCATGCAAATCTTGATAAAATACAACGGGTTGAGCTGTCGATGACGTTCAAACCGTTCCGTGGGAGTATGCGGATTACAGATGTGCCGGCATACACGGTGTATTGCTGGGCGGAGACGTATGCCTTACTACGTGTATATGGTGGGAGAGCGGGACTCTTGTTTGGTTATTAAGGATCTTTTATCGTCGGATCTTCGATCAAGTGGCCATAGGCCTTCTGAAAAAGCTAAGGCGGCCAAGGCTCTCCTTAAAGTCAGGAGTCAGGCTAGAGAATCCATCAGTCTTCTTTTCCGATGCACGCTCAAAAGACTCCGTTACCTTTTGTGTCCACGTGCTAATAGGATCATCAGACTTGTCATAGGGTAAGTAGTCAGGACTCGCAGATCGCTCTATTGTATTTTTGAAGATAGCTTTTACATCAGAGATATTCGTGGGACTGATATTAAACTTGCGGTTCTCAGATGCATTTGCAGTTGCAGTTGCACTTGCATTTGCAGTTGCATTTGCATTTGCATTTGTATTTACAGTTGCTAAAGGAATGGCTACAGCAACAGGGGTATCGACTTTCTCTTCCACAGCACTCATTTCCGTGTCAGACTCCGAGTCAGATGAGAAGAGTGCGTCAAAACTGATTGGTTTCCGCTGCCCAAAATCTGTAATAGGTGCTCCCAACTGAACTCTTCTCATCTAGAGAGGAGCGTAGAAATTCCTTAGACCTTTCATATGAGTATGTAAAGTTGATAGATAGAATAGCCCGATAGAATAGCATGAAGCTTGTTATCGTGGAATCGCCAGCCAAATGTAAGAAAATTGCCGGATTTCTAGGACCCGACTTTCGTGTCCTCGCAACCATGGGTCATATAAGAAAGCTCGACGAGGACCTTGATGCACTCGGCCTCGACTCCGACTTTTCCTTACGATATACATTTATCAAAGAGAAAGCAAAGTCAATGAATGCCATCGTAGACGCTGCCGCTAAAGCATCGATCATCTATCTGTGTGCTGACGATGATCGTGAGGGAGAGGCGATTGCGTATTCCATTGCATGTTTGTTAAAGGGTGATCCCATGTCCTTTCCGCGATCTGTCTTTCACGAGATCACCGAAAAGGCTGTAAAGTCCGCCATTGCAAATCCGAGACGTATTGACATGAACAAGGTGTACGCCCAGCAGGCTAGGGCTGTGCTCGATATGATGATAGGATTCACTATTTCACCGCTTCTCTGGAAGTACGTGGCCAAGGGTCTTTCTGCCGGCCGGTGCCAGACCCCTGCTCTACGTCTTGTCCACGATAAGGAACGGGCCGTGAAATCCCACGTATCAACATCGGCATGGACTCTTAGCATTGTCCTAGGACCCATGGGAGGTACCATGGAGGATGAGCTATCGGATCAGGAATCGGTGTTAAACTATTTGGAGAATGTGCACAAGGGAACGACGGCAACGATTCGGTCTGTTCGAGATGCGGCGTGGACGAAGGCACCCCCTCGCCCACTGATCACTAGCACCCTGCAACAGGAAGTGTCGGCGGTGTATACGCTGAACCCGAAGGAAACCATGAAGATAGCACAACGGCTCTATGAGGCAGGTCACATTACCTATATGAGGACGGATAATGCTACGATGTCGGTGGAGGCAGTTACCGCTGCCCATGCATGGGTAACAAAGGAGTTTGGGGTGGAGTATGTTGGTACTACTGCAACTGCAGCTGCAGCTGATGAAAAGCCAGCGAAGAAGGTAACTACCAAGCCAGATGCCCAGGAAGCACACGAAGCTATTCGTCCAACCCACATGGAGGTTCGCGAGCTTCCAGGCAGTGAGGAATGGTCCCCCAAAGAAAGAAACGTCTACGCATTCATCTGGCGGCGAAGTATTCAGTCAACCATGTCAGCTGCTACAGGGACCAAGCGAACGGTCCAGTTCACCCTAGATGCCGACACCGACGCCTTCGTCTGGAATTCCTCCGAGTCCAAGACCATCTTCCAGGGATGGCAGATCCTCGGCAAGAAGGTCGACATTGATTCCGAGGACGAAGAGGAAATCTCATATAAGCTCGACGGCGTGAAGGTTGGCCAGAAATATACATGGAAGCATATACAGTCTTCCCCCAAGCATACCACACCCCCTCCTCGTTTCACCCAGGCCACCCTGGTGCGTGATTTAGAGAAACATGGGATTGGCCGCCCCTCCACGTTTGCATCTCTGTTAGACGTACTTCTTGAAAAAGGCTACGTCGAAGTATACGACAGCCCTGGTATCGTGGAGACGTCCCTACGGTATACGCTAACCCCTCTCGAGTGGCCACCCACCTCGGAAAAGAAGGAGCAAGTCATAGGAAAGGAGAAACAGAAGTTGCGACCCACGGCCGTAGGCGAATCGGTCCTGGCCATGTGCTTGAAGGACGTGCCGAATCTCTTCGAATACTCCTTCACCTCGAGCATGGAGGAACGCCTCGACCTGATTGCAAAGGGTGCCGAATCCTGGAAGACCCTCTGCAAGGACATCTGGCATTCCTATAAGGATGTATACGTCGCCTTGAAGGATTCGAGCTCTGCACCCACCAAGTCCGAAAAGGTCAATGAGCTCGGTGAAGGGTACAAGGCAGTTCTCAGCAAGAATGGGCCCCTTATCCTCTTTAATAAGGTGTTTACTCCCTTGCCCGAAGGAACCAACCTTATGACACTTACTCTCGAAGATGCAAAAAAGGCGATTGCTGACCATGCAAAAGGATTTAGCATAGGTAACTACGAGGGGAGCCCTATCTTAAAGAAGAAGGGTCCTTATGGAGAGTATCTGCAGTGGAAGGAGGTGCGGGTCCCCTTCGTGGAGGGAGAGATGATCGATGCAACAGTGGGGCGTCTAGTGAAGAAGACGAGTGCGGTGAGAGTGGGGGAGTTTGCATTTGCTGTGGGACAATACGGGCCCTATATGTACAAGGTGGGTCTGAAAAAGAAGAATTTCGTGTCGATTCCCGCTGGCATTGATGTTTCAAAGCTGACCGTGGATGGTGCAAAAGAGTTGTATTCAGCAGGGAAGAAACCACGGAAATAAAATATAGAAGGGAAAAAGAATGTCATCTCCGCCATCGAGATCTCCTTCACCGAATCAGACGAATGTTATAAAGGGTGAAAAGGAAAAGGAGGTGCGGCATGTTCCGCGCCCGAACAATGGATGGACGCGTGAGCAGGAGGAGCTCATGGCCGGCTGGTCGGATATTGCCACTTGTTACCGGTGGATGCATGATCGCTGTGAAAAGCAGATGAATATGAGTAATATGTGGATCACTGTGCCCGTGATTGTTCTGTCGACGCTGACAGGGTCTGCCAGCTTTGTTATGAACAGTCTTGTAGGCGACAATCCTACGGGCCAGAAGTATGCTCAGATTGGTATTGGTGGTGTGTCGATCTTCACAGGAATTTTGACTACTCTTGGTAATTTTTTTCGCTATGCCCAGAACTCGGAGTCCAATCGGGTGGCCAGCATTGCGTGGGGAAAATTCCAGCGACAGATTGCGGTTGAGCTGGCCCTGAGTCCCACGGAGCGTCTCGACTGCTCAGATTTTCTCAATATCGCGCGTGCTGAATTAGATCGTCTTATCGAGCAGTCGCCGCCCATCCCTGACAAGATCATTCGGGAATTCGAGAAGGAGTTCGAGTCGATTCCTGCACTCAAGAGACCTGATATTGCTCATGGTGTTGAGCATACCCATATCTTTAAAAACACTGATACACGTCTGAAACAGCTGGCGGTTGATGCTGCCGTGTATATGAAACAGAAGAGAAAGGTGTGGAATGAATCACTAGCCCCTGATATTGATGCCAAAGTGAAGGGCGAGGTAGGGAAGGTCGTGCCTGATCTTATGGAGAGAATCAAGATGCTTGAGGGTAAGCTTGAGCAGAAGGCGTCGACACGCGTGCCGTTCTCTATGCGAGGGCGTGCGGCAGTAAGGATTCAGAATATGCCGAGTAGACCTATATCACCTCTTGCTCCGATGCCTGGGACACCGATTGGATCGCTAGCAGTTTCTAGCTCTTCTGTTATAGCGGATACGCCTGCACCACTAGTGTCTAGACCTGCAACTCCTTTTGCGGCTGTTTCTCATACGCCTTTATCTCGACCTGCAACGCCCGTTGCAGAAGCAGTGGCAGTAGAGGCTCCTGCTCCTGCTCCTGCTCCTGCTCCTGCTCCTGCTGCCTTTCCTCCCCTCCCTCCCTCTCCACCTTCGGAAGATGCCCCCTTCGCCAATCTTCCGCCTGCAACTTTCACACAATCGTTTGATAGTCCTGAAACTATCGACGAGATCGTCATCGAGGTGGCGAAAAAAAGTGACGGCGAGGCCGCCCCGTAAGTGAAGTCCAAACATGCTCTGGTCTCTCCGCACTCAGAACGCTCGCGTCTTCAACTGGTCGTCGCTGCTCTCAGAGTGGGCTGCATCTTCGGATTCCCAGCCGCCCGTGCCTGTGGCCACGGTTCTCGAGAACCTGCGTAGTCAGTCAAGCCCGCCCGTGGCCCACTTCCTTACCTATCTGAACGAGGAGCAGGATGCACTCAAGTGGTTTATCTACGAGTGCGTTGCGTCGTCCTGGATGTGGAACTCGGGCCCCCGCCTGTACTATATTAAGGAGGTCCTTGACTATGTCGATGACCTGAACTCGGGTTTCCCTGCCTTCCCTGGCTCTCCTGGTACCAATTCTACGGTTCGCTCGTTCCTGACCTCTTCGCTGACTCAGGAGCAGCTCTCGTACATCAACATGATGCCTCCTCTGTTGAATACCACCCAGTATACTGAGGAGGAGTGCGAGGAGGTCGAGGAGCAGGAGACCTGCACGTGCAACCTGCCCCCCGTTAGTCTGCATGTGATTCGCAGCATGGATAGCAGCTCGGACGATGATATTGTCGTCATTCGCAAGACGGGCGATGACTCCTACTCGTACAGCTACACGGATGCTCTCTCGAAGTGCTCCTCCAAGAAGACGGTGCAGGAGGGTCTCACTTCCGAGGAGGTCATGAACCAGATTGGGCTCATGCTTAACCTCCTTCGTGCTGACGATGAGCCCTTTACGGCCGTGCAGGTGTTTCTGCCCAACATGCCCACCGTCCTCTTCAAGGTCAGCTCGCTCTGCTCGTCGACGCGTGACCTGCTGTACGATTCGCTGGAGGCCGTGCTTGACTCGTGGCCTGTAAACGCGTAGAGGTGTTAGATGTAATAGATATACTAGGTGTAATGTGTGAAATATAAATACAAAACAGACTGCCTTGCCTTCAAGGGCAAAGGCAAACTGTTTTTTATGTCCATACCCTAGATGGGTCTACAACCCCTGCACCCTATAGAAGGATACTTAGCCGTACCAGGTGGACACACCTTGTATTATGAAATACACGGCAAAGCAAAACAAACCGTACTTATGTTACATGGTGGGCCTGGAGGCGGAATCCAACGCGGACCCATACACCTCTACACCCCCTACTTCCGTGTAATCACCTTCGACCAGCGGGGATGTGGAAAGTCGACCCCCTTCGGCTCACTAGAAAACAATACGACCTGGGATATTGTCGAAGACATCGAACGCCTCAGAAAGCATCTGGAGGTCGAGGACTGGATAGTAACAGGGGGGTCCTGGGGAACAACCCTCGCCCTCCTCTACGCCGAGAAGTATCCCCGTGTCGTAAAAGGCCTCATCCTCCGCTCGGTCTGTCTGATCGACGCCGCCTCCAACAAGTGGTTCTATGAGAAAGGGGGTGTTAGCGAGGTATACCCCGAGGCCTGGTCTTACTTCGTCAGTGTCTTGCCCGAGAGACTTCGCAAAGGCTCGTGGCGTGAGATCCTGGCCTACTACCAGAAAAAGCTACAAGGGCCCCAGCAAATGAAATATGCCCGTGCATGGTGGGCCTGGGAACAAGCCACATCCTTTTTACACCCTGTAAAAGATACGACGCCTGATTCCGAGATCTTATCCTTAGCACTCATTGAAAATTACTATTTTGCCAATGACTGCTGGATGAAAGAGGGTCAGATACTTAGAGATGCACATAAGTTAAAGGCCATTCCTATCGTGGCCATCCACGGACGCTATGATATGGTCTGTCCGATCGAAGGTTCGTGGTCTCTCCTGCATGCCCTACCCCACACTCGGGTTTTCATGGTACAAGATGCAGGACACGCGGGATGCGAAAAGGGTACTATGGCGGCACATAAGAAGGCGGTGAAGATGTTTGCCAGCAGTTCTCGAAGGTCTACTCGCAGGAAGGACTCCCAATAGCATTTGTCTGCATGATGTATATAGAACATGACTCGACAAGGAGTCCACTGGCATACACTCCATAATTCATATCAGATTTATCATGTTCGAGAGCAATGTTCCAGACTGTATAGCTTCCAATAGAAGCCCACGGCTTTGCACGCTCATCAATCCAAGTTAAAAGGCGGCAGGCATCATCGGTTGTATAGATTTTTCCAAGGGTTTGCATCGTCGTTTCGAATTCTGCCGTTGTTAGATTATCGACAAGAATTGCATGGCGTCCTGTTAAATATACATCCTTTACGAGCTCTGAGTAGTTTTCAGGAGAACATTTATATAATCTTTTTTCTATACGTTCGTCATGACCTGGATTTTGAACCTTTCCACTTCCAAGTATGACCACCTTCTTGTATCCATGACGGCTCGTTTTTACCAGTGTTCCAGGGGTTAATGATTCAATAGGAAGATATTTCTCTGCACCGTCGACCTGGCAAAGAATCTCAGTTCCCTCTAAGAAGCAGGGTGCTTGTGCAGGCGCAGAAGCAGGATATAAATGTACTCCATAAATGCCAACATCATATGTAATACTAGTTAAATCATATCCATTCGCATACACGCCAGTGGGTGTATTTGGAACCGTAGGTGCTATGCTCCAATGTGTAACTCCATTGACTGCTGATATAAAGGTGTCATACTGTCCAAATGTATTGTTAAGCGGATCAGGAATAATATAGCCACCCATATCGAATATCCCATTTTGAATCGCTAGAGCGTCTGCGTACGTTGAATAAAAAAATATTGTAGGACCACCAACGGGCTGAGCAAACTCATTCATCGGGCCTAGTAAAAGGCGAGGCTGGGATCCAGTGTTCACTGTCTTGTGCACGAGTCCCTCGTCGAAGATAAAGCCGGTATTTTCTTTTATGGGGTACGACTGATCGCCTATGATAAATTCACCAGGACTATCGGATAAGTATACGAGGTGAGTGTGTTCAAATGCACTGCGACCAGAATCTGCGTGGGGGAGTGTATCTCCCTGAATCCATCTCATCGGGATATGGTCAACCTTTGATAGGTCGAGGTTGAGGTGGGTGTTCAGGGACTCTCTTATAGAATCGGTAAGGCCTATTTGAAAATAGGATTGGCGAGATGAGCCGAGCGTATCCCTTGCCGCAAGAACCTCTTCATGGTTGTGTATATAGGAAAGATCTTCGATCGAAAGGATGTGTTCTATAGACATTGTTCTACCAATGTAAATTATTTAAATGTGTGGGTATTTGCATCATAATTGGCAGCACGATTCGTCAGAAGTTTCTTCCCCTTGTAAGAACAATAGGCTGTGTATAAATCCTCTGGCTTTGATCCACAGACTTCCTTAATAAACTGGTAACCTCCATGCAGACCCTCCTGGATAGGCACATCGAGTAGCAGCTGCATCGTCGTGTTCATTACACGTGTAATCGACCAGCCCCAATAATCATAGGCACGCTTCGTCTTGTAATATGTTATATAGGTGTCCAGGCAATCGTTTATCACTGCGTCATTGGGCATGCATGCAATCACATGAGGATTGAGCGTAGTGTAGTCGGACAGGCAGGTCGCAAAGGTGGCCGTGGGCTCGAGAAACTCGTCGATCGGTACGTGGGGCTCAATGTCTGCATCGACGTAGATGCCTCCGTATTTCAGAAGAATACAGAGGCGCCAGAAGTCGGATTTGATGGGAGGGAAGGGGATCTCCTCGAAAATGTCGAGGTAGAGGGGAGGATAGTTGAGTTGGAGGAATTCACGACACTCAGCATCGCCGTAGCTTTTTACCGTATAGTTCGGGTTCAGTGCAATCCACTTGTGAGCCGACTGGGCCTCAACAAGCTCCTTGGTCGAGTGGCAGATATATATGACGGCAGGGATCTGGCTTACACTCATCTTTATGTAGATGGTCGGATGAATTTAAGCCACGCGTAGAAATAGTTTAAATCCTATATGCAAATAGTAATACATGGAAATTGTTATCGCCCGCTACAATGAACCAGTCGAGTGGACTAGGAAATTCAGTGTAACAATTTACAATAAGGGTCCTCCAACTCCATATGAGACGATTCCTCTGCCAAACGTAGGGCGCGAGGGACATACGTATTATACGCATATATACAACAACTATTATACCTTGGCAGATACAACCGTATTCCTCCAGGGAAATCCATTTGATCATTCGCCGAATATTTTGGAAAAGCTACGTGAACTGAGTAAAAGGAAGTGTGTTGGATTTGAGTATCTTTCTGAGAAGGTGTACCAATCCAATACCTGGGAGTGCCCTTATCACGCTGGCCTACCTTTGTCGAGAGTCTACGAAGAACTCTTCGGCTTGTCGCAGGTAGGTGGGATGTGCAAATGGTTGACGGGGCGATTTTACATGCCGTTCGAATTTGGAGCAGGGGCACAGTTCGCCGTGACGCGTGAGAGGATTCATCGGCGGCCGCGAGAGTTTTATCTGAAGATTATTAAAATGTTGGAGGGGTCGGTTAATCCTGTGGAGGGCTTTGTCATTGAGCGGTTTCATGGTATGGTTTTTGCTTAGCGATTTATGACAAAGGGGTCTAAACGGGTATAACGACGTTTCAATATGTCTGACGAAAAAGTCGTAATTACTATCGTCTATCACCCAAATTCTCTCGAGGGGTTCCGCATCAACGACAATATTCTTACAAAGATAGGCGTTGGTAGACTAAAGTCACCTGGTTTACCTGCCGGCAATCAGATGTACTACAACCAAGTCGATTTCATACGAGCTGCCGGCAGACAGAGGCGCTTCCCCGTCTATAGCAGGGTAGGGGAGACGGATACCTATATGGGGGAGTATTCGCTCGACTGCATTTATAAGCGTCACAGCTTCGAGGGCTTCACGTACTTTTCGTATACTCTACGTCGTCAAGTGTGGCCGTGAGCTTGGGATGACTTGGTATGAGTTGGGATCACTTGGGATGAGGGTTCGAGTTTTATATAAGTATATTTAATACACTTATAAAAATGTATACATTCATATAATCAGTTATAGGAGAGTACTTCAGCACGACCGCCGTCTGTTAAGAAGGAAGCCCATCCTTCCACAAAGACTCGCAGCTCCGTGGGGCCCGAGGGATTCAGTGCAATATAGAAGGTCGGTCGATCTGCCGTCGTGAAATTCAGAGTCCCGTCCGCTTGACGAAAGGAGTATTTCTGCGGGGCAACGGACCCCAGGCCCCAGTTCATCGTACTGATTTCCATTCCAGTATCAATCTCCTCCTTTGCGAAATTGTTCACATCCCTCCAGATCGATGACGACCAGTTCGTTTCTCTTGCCTTTCCTGCAATGGTCAGGCCAAGGGTGGAATAGGAGGGGAGAACATTCCACAGGCGATTTGCCTGTATATCGGCCAGAGTTCGAAAGAACCAGAGGACGCGAGGAGAAGGGTGGCAGCCGTCGATGCGGCGATTGATAGCAACAGAGGATGCTTCCTTTTCCGTCTGAGTCGAGATGTTCTCGAAGACTTGCTTGAAGGGGACTTCTTGCGGCTTCTTCTTCAGCTCATCCTTCGACACGTTTGTTAAAAAGATATGGCAGGTCTCGAGCTCGACCCGCAAGGGAGCCATCTGGGTTCGATCCAGGGCTTGGAAGGGGCTAGTGCCTGCGATGGAGAGGGCCTGCATCTGTTTTGCCCACGGGGTCGGCTTCACTTGGGCATCGGATGACTCGACTAGATCTTCCAGTTTACGCAGCTTGCACTTCAGTCTGTAGCTATGGGCTGTCGTGGCTACGAGGGGGAAGCCGCGATCTTGGGCAGCACAGCCAATGCTCGGCAGCTTCAGGCGGAGGGGATGAGGGGCAGCGTTACCACCTATCGAGGTCGCCGAACCGTCATGCATGCCTGTCTCGTCCATATCAATGAAGCTCTGGGCATAGGTGCCTTCTGTCTGTGATGCGGCCCAGAGATAATCGCCGCTGAATTCTTGGATGACAGTGTTATCTTGGTAGAGCTGGATCTTCTCAAAGAGAAAATAGGCGATTCCGTTCACATAGCCATAGGTGATCCCACTGAGATCAGTAACTTGGATTGACTGGAAGGTCCGTGCAAGGGGAGCAGGGATCCAGGTGGGAAGATTGATCAGAAGAGTTATAGACTCGAGTACGTCACCGACGATATCGATAGGGAACTCAATCGTCTTACCAAAGTCCATACCGGTCGTCGGGGGAATTCTTCGGATTTCGCGAATTATCTGTTCCTCCTCGCCATAGGAAGTGTCAAAGGGGAGTACACTGTTACGAGTATCTTCATAAAAGTATGTATCTTTTTTTCCACGACACATGAGTTCGTAGAGAGACCCTTCCGAGGAGGCTATTACACTCATTTGTATCTAG